TGCTCCTTGACGAGATCGACCTTGCCTCAAACAAAATCCTCTGTCTCCAGTCAATCCTTGAAGGTAAAGGAGTTTTCCTTAAGAAGATTGGAAAGTACGTCAGACCAACAGCAGGGTTCAACGTCATCGCTACCGCAAACACTAAAGGTAAAGGTTCAGACGACGGACGTTTTGTTGGAACTAACGTGCTTAATGAAGCCTTCCTTGAGCGATTCCCAGTAACCTTTGAGCAAGAGTATCCAACACCTGCTAATGAGATTAAGATCCTTGATGCTGTATGTACTGAGACTGATTTCAATAAGAGGTTAGTAGACTGGGCAGACATCATCCGTAAGACTTTCTTTGATGGTGGTATAGATGAGGTTATTAGTACTCGTCGTTTGGTACACATCGTTAAAGCATATAGTATCTTTGGTACTCGTGCTAAGGCAATCACCACTTGCATCAACCGTTTTGATGATGAAACTAAGCAAGCGTTTCAGGAATTATACGACAAGGTTGACGCGGACGTGGACTTTGAGGTATAATAATGGCATGGTGGCTTTTACATGATGTTTTAGAGGAAATGGAACAAGACAAATTAACCGTCAAACCCGCAGCACCTGCGGGTATTGACAATCCAACAATAAGGTGCAAGTATGAGGAAGATGAGATCCTTCAGAAAGCTGGTGAGTATATCAGCACCACGTATAGAGGACACTATACTACTGAAGGATCTAATATCCAAACACTTGATCTTATTGAATCAGTTGGTGATGCAGAATCATTTTGTAGATCTAATGCTATAAAGTATCTAAGTCGCTATGATAAGAAGGGTCGTCCACAACATGATATACTAAAGGCAATACACTATTGTGTGTTACTATATCATTTTACATCCAAACCAGTAGAAATTGAACCTGATCAACGTTATGAAACTTTCTAAGAGTACTCTTGATATCCTCAAGAACTTCTCTAATATCAACCAGTCCATTTGCTTCAAGAAAGGCACAGAGTTATCTACTCTATCCATTCAGAAGAATATATTATCTCGTGCTGAAGTTGAGGAGACCTTCCCAAAGAATTTTGCAATCTATGATTTGAGTGAGTTCTTATCTGGTCTTACTTTATTTGAAGATCCTGAGTTTGATTTTTCAAATGATAGCTTTGTGACTATCAAGGATAGAAGGAATACTTCAAGGTATTTCTTTGCTGATCCTTCTACTATTGTACAACCACCTGAGAATAGAGTGGAACTTCCTAGTAGTGATGTTTCTTTTACAGTAGCATGGAGTGATATCTCTAACATCATTAAAGCAGCAGCGATCTATCAGATTGAGGATCTAGCAGTTGTTGGAGAGAATGGTGTTGTTAATCTTGTTGTTCGTGACAAGAAGAATGATACTTCTAATTCATATGCTGTTAAAGTTGGAGAGACTAATAGTAGTTTCACTTTCAACTTCAAGGTAGAGAACCTCAAGTTGCTACCTGGTGATTATGATGTTACTATTAGTCAACAGAATGCATCTCTCTTTAGAGATGTGAACAGAGACCTAGAGTACCTTATCGCACTGGAGCCAGATAGTAAGTATGAAGGATGAATTTCTGTGGGTGGAGAAATACCGTCCACAAACCATTGAGGATTGTATTCTATCATCCGATATTAAGAATACATTTCAATCTTTTGTTAGTAATGGAGAGATCCCAAATCTCCTGCTATGTGGTACTGCTGGTATAGGCAAGACCACTGTAGCGAAAGCACTATGTAAACAACTAGGAGTAGATTCTTATGTCATTAATGGATCAGATGAGGGAAGGTTTCTTGATACAGTTCGGAATAGTGCCAAGAGCTTTGCGTCTACCGTATCTCTCACAAGTAGCTCGAGACACAAGGTTATCATCATCGACGAGGCAGACAATACCACTCCCGACGTACAACTCCTTCTTAGAGCGAGTATTGAGGAGTTCTCCAGAAACTGCAGATTCATTTTTACCTGCAATTTCAAGAACAAAATCATCGAACCACTCCACTCTAGAACAACAGTAATTGATTGCAATGTCAGAGGAAAGAACAAACAACAGATCGCTGCTAAGTTCTTTGATCGATGCCGTGATATTCTTACCAGAGAAAATGTACGGTTTGATAATGCGGTGGTCGCTGAGGTCGTCCAGAAATACTTCCCAGACTTCAGAAGAACGATCAACGAACTTCAGCGGTATAGCTCCACGGGATCAATCGATACGGGGATCTTGGCAGTCCTCAACGAAGTCAGACTTGGAGAATTGGTATCAGCGTTAAAGAGGAAAGAGTTTTCTGTAGCACGTAAGTGGATTGTTTCTAACCTAGATAATGATCCTAATGCTATACTAAGAACAGTTTACGACAGTCTTTACGATGCCCTTAAACCTTCTAGTGTACCTCAAGCAGTATTGATTATTGCAAAGTATCAGTATCAGTCTGCTTTTGTAGCAGATCAGGAGATAAATCTATTAGCAGCACTTACAGAAATTATGGTGGAGTGTGAATTTAAATGATTGACTTTGATTATTTGGAATTAATGCAACTTAAACTTTGTATGGATATGACAAAGGATAAGATGTTTATGGGTGGAGACATGCGTAGACATGCTTCAATTACTGAAAAGGTTGAAACATCATTGCGTATGTTAGATGGAGTTAGTGAAAATTCGGAAGATGAGGAATCACCATTTGATCGTCTTATGCGTTGGAAGAAGGAGAATCAAAAATGACTGAAATTATGGTGGAGTGTCAATTCAAATGAAGGAAGAATGGAGAAATGTTGTAGTTGAAGGTAAGGAGCATTGTTGGTATGAAATATCAAATTATGGTGTGCTTAAATCACATTTAACAAGGGGAGGAAGAAGACGTGACGGAAGTCCTGGTGGTGAATTAAATTATGATCCATCAAAATTTTGGTTTATGAAACCTGGTCTTACTGGTAAAAAAACAGAATCTAATCGTAGACTTTCTACTGTTTTAAATTTTCCTATAGGATTTTTAGATGATGATTGGGATTATATGCAATCCGCTAAAGCTTCAAACTGTTATAGAAAAATGATATACATTCATCAACTCGTAATGTGGACATTTTTCCCTATTGATAAGTATCCTCCAGAGAGATTAAAAAATTGTTGGAGTGATATTCCACCAGACGCACAACAATGGATTAAAGATACTGCTGTAATTAATCACATTGATCATAATGCACAAAATAACAGGTTAGATAATCTTGAATGGGTTACTCCAAGAGAAAATACACGAGCTTCTATAAAGTTTCATCGTATTAATAAACCCAAAAAAGAAGAACCTACAAATGCCCTTTCTCAATTATTGGAGTGTGAATTCAAATGACAATCATGAGTAAAAAAACAAAACTAAGAGCACAAGTTAAGTCTAGATTTTATTATCTGTTCTGGGGTGCTGCTACTGTATCAGTATTTGCTGGTCAGTTATATGTTGGTACAGGTTATCGTCAGTTATCAAATACTCTCAATGAGATTTTTGAAGCTGTAACCATAGAGAGACCGAGGTTCTATTGATGAAGTCCCTGAAGACCCCTCTACGGTACCCAGGTGGCAAGTCTAGGGCAGTTGCCAAACTATGTCAGTGGTTGCCTAGTAGAGAGATTACAGAGTATCGTGAACCCTTTTTGGGGGGTGGTAGTATGGCCATTGAAATGACCAAGAGACTGCCAGAAGATGTACCTATTTGGGTTAGTGATCTGTATGAACCATTAGTTAACTTTTGGATTCAGTTAAGAGATGAAGGTGAGTATCTACATAAAGAACTAGTCGAACTAAAGAAAGAATACGACACCCCTGATAAGGCAAGAGTTTTATTTAACAAAGCAAAGGAGAAATTAAATGAAAGAGATACCGATAACAAGGACAGAGCGATTTATTTTTATATCGTTAATAAGTGTTCTTTCAGTGGCCTTACTGAGAGCTCCTCGTTCTCAGCCTCAGCCTCAGATTCTAACTTCTCCATGCGTGGCATCGACAAACTCACAGGATACAGCGGGATCATTGAGCGTTGGCGCATTACAAATGGATCATATGAATCCCTTACCTCAGATGACACCTTAACATTCATCTATGCTGATCCCCCTTATGATATTAAGGATGCACTTTATGGACATAAAGGTGATATGCATAAAGGTTTCGACCATGCTAAGTTTGCTGATGTCATGGACAATTGCTTATGCAATGTTATGATATCATATAACAACCACCCTGATATCGTTATGCGATTTCTTGAGTGGTGCCAGTATGACTTTGCTCATACCTACACCATGCGATCCACTGGTGACTACATGAAGGATCAAACAAAACGTCGTGAATTAGTATTAACAAATTATGGGAAGTTTGGGGGTTCGTGTACTGCCAAGTGGTAGTGCACAGTTATATCACACACGTAAAGGTGTGTTGTCAAATTTCGGTGGACAGAGTATTGTGTCTGCAATCATTCAAGGTGGTGAAGTCCATTGTCAGATGAAGACTGGTCGTACTCAGATCTATAGAATTAATAATAATGAGACTGGTGTGGTTGGACCTATCAGGACTTTCTAATGAAGTATGAACTTAAGGATTGGCTCAATTCAATCAATTACAATAAGCAGGATCTCACTCATGATGACCCTGATGCGATATCTTCTTACCCTGCTTATATCGTTAATAGATGTTTGTCTGGTAATATTGATAGCATTTTATTTTCTAATGAGATGAATCTAAATGCTCATCTTGATCCTGATATGCAATACTCTTTCTTGCTAAATACATTGAGAAAACGGAAAAGGTTTTCTCCTTGGTTGAAGAAAGAACAGATCGAAGATCTGGATCTGATCAAAAAACACTATGGATATAGTAACGAAAAAGCGAAGGTCGCATTAACTCTTCTCACCAAAACCCAAATTGAATCATTACGACATAAACATGACATGGGAGGAAAGAGATGAACTCGGTCTCAGAAGAGGTTAAGTGGACTGCTGACAGTATGGTGGAAGTTGGTTTGAAAGAACCAGATGACTTCCTTAAGGTAAGAGAAACATTGACACGTATTGGTGTAGCTTCTAGAAAAGAAAAGAAACTATATCAGTCATGTCATATACTGCACAAGCAGGGTAGATACTTTATAGTACACTTTAAAGAATTGTTTGCTCTCGATGGTAAGAAAGCAAACTTAAGTTTGAATGATGTTCAACGTAGAAATCGCATTGTTCAATTGCTTAGTGATTGGGGTCTTGTATTCATTAACGCTAAGGAAACTATTGCTGATGTAGCACCATTAAGTCAGATCAAAGTTCTCGCTTATAAAGAGAAGGGTGATTGGACTTTAGAGAGTAAGTATAACATCGGTAAGAAGAAAGAGGATTAACCGAATCAGTTTTGACGGTATTCAACACTGACTTATTTGAGCAGTTGTGTTTAAATAGTAGTGATTGCCTTCGGGGATCACACAACACAAACTCGCTTATTTAAGGAGCTACTAAGATGACTAACTTAGCAAGATTTCATGCTGCAAACCTTCCAGACTTAATGGAAAGGATACACAGGAACAGCATAGGGATGGATGAATACCTCAACAAATTTTGGGATGGTGTAGAGACCTCTTCAAACTACCCACCATATAATATAGTTGAAGTAAGTAATGTCGAAAGCCGACTGGAGATCGCCTTGGCGGGCTTCAAAAAAGATGAAGTCAAAGTCTTTACGGAGTTTGGAAAACTACATGTACAAGGCAGCAAAGAAGAACAGGAGGATGTTGGAACGTTTAGACATAGAGGATTGGCCAACAGGTCTTTCACTAGGGTCTGGACACTCTCAGATGATACCGAAATACGAGATGTACGATTCGATGACGGACTACTGGTCGTAACTCTCGGTAAGGTTGTTCCTGAGCACCATGCTCGCAAGGATTATCTTTAATACATAGAGGGGTTGACAATTGTTAGCCCCTCTTTTATAATATTCAATAAAGCTTTAAGTCATGGCCAAAAAGAAAGAACCGATCAATGTGACCCCTAAGCAGGAAGCATCGATTATTAATACTGAAAGGGTTAAGGTCATTATCATGTTTAATGGTGACCAGGTGATTGCGGATCTGCAAGAAGCTGTAGATAAAACTACTAACCAACGTCAGGCATATATTTTTAACTTCCCATATAAGGTAGATTATGAGAGACCTAATACTGATGGGGTTCAGGGTCTAATACAGGATCCAGAAGTTAAAGTACATTACTCTCCATGGTGTCCTCTTACACCAGAGACTAGAATAGCAATTAATCATAACATGGTTGTGACTATCTTAGAACCAGTACCTAGTCTGCGTGATACATACATTAAGAATGTACAAACGATGGGTGGTAATGTAGAATGAGTGTCAAACTTTTACTATTGAAGTCTGGTGAAGAGATAATAACTGAAGTCCAAGAGATTGTGGATCCTGATAGTAAGGATCCTATGGGGTTTCGTTTACATAAGCCATTTAGATTAGAGATTGTCTCTGAGGATGGTGGTATTGTATTCAACAGAGAGAAAGGTTTTCAATTATCATGGTTCCCATGGGCACCATTAAGTAAAGATAGAGACTTTTATTTACCTGGACATCATGTGCTAACAGCATATGATCCTTTAGATTCTATTGCTCAACAATATGTTGAAGCAATTAAAGAAGAAAATTATGATGAGAACTTTAAAAAGCATGAAGAGATGATGGCTGGTGTCGCAGGTGATGACCTTGACATGGAACAGTTGTTTGCTGATGCTGAAAAATTATTGGAGGATGAAGATGGAGACGATGGTAGTGATACTGAGGTCGGGGATACACCTGATCTCGAAGGTGGAACAGATGGAGGAGGAACCGAATTGCCACCTACAGGATCCGTA